CGTGTGCTTATTCACCGCCGGGGTGAAAAACGGGTGCGGCTGCGTCCCCTTTTCCGCTATCCTCCTGGCCAGGCCCCAGCCCAGCCCCGTCGCCAGCTTCCAATCTTGCAGGTGGAATTTCTTGTACGCCCATGTCGCCAGCTCGTCCGGCGGCGGCATCTTTCCCGCCCTGCGTCCGAACTCCACGTACAGCGCGTACCCGCTGTTCTTGTTCGTCGTGTCGAAGAATCCCGCCGTTATGTCGTTATCCTTCCGTATCACGTGCCCGCTCTGTCTCAGCAGGCCGGTTCCGCCGATGTTCCCGTTCGCTCTCAGGTTGTCCTGGGCCGTCGACACAATGTCCTGCGCCGCTGCCTCCAGCCCGTCCACGGCCGCCTTCACAATCGCCGGGTCGCATGCTTCGAGGGCCCGCCTTACCTGGTCCATGCCCTCCAGCTCTATGTACCCGTTCCGGTCGTTCATGGCTCCTCCTGTGTCTCCGGTTCCGGCTCCGGTGGCGTGGGCGGCGCCTGCTGCACCGGGTTGTCCACCTGGTACCAGCCGCTCACCCTCACGATCCTCCCCCGGTTGTCCAGCACCTCCGGATGCGGGAAATGGACCTCCCGGCCCCGCCAGGTGATCCCGTTCCACTCGCACTCCGGCAGCCTGAACTCAATGTCCAGGCCCACGACGTCCGCCTGCTGGAAGGTCAGCATGGTTTTCGTGGCGCTCATCTGGCGCACCTCCGCCCATACCTCCAGCACCGGCACCCCGGCGCCGACCTGGGCGTGGCCGTATTCGTCCCATACGGCCTCCGCCCTTGTCAGCGTGATCCGGTCATTGTACCGGCGTGCTCCCTTCGACGTCCTCAGCATCTTAAACGGCCTCCCTCAAAATCGAGTTCAACACTGATGCCTCCTCCCCGTCGTACAGTGCCGTCGCATACCTGAACACCGTCGGCAACAGCCGCTCCCGGTCTCCCTCCTCCGGCTGGGTCGTGTACGTTATCACGGCCTCCCGGTCCCGGAAGAACATTTGCAGCCGTCCGCCCGGCAGCGGGTCGTACCTCGCCTCCGTCCCGTCCTGCGCCTCCACGCTCACGAGCTCCCCGCCGCCCATGTACAGCCTCACGACGCCGTTCGCGGGGACCGCCACGGTCTCCCGGTACGTGCACGTCGCCAGCGCTGTGTCGGCGAACTCCTGGACCCTCAGCACGGCCGACCTCAGCAGCTGGTGCAGTAGGGCGTCCCGGCTGTCGTCCGGGACGCTCGCGTACTGCTTGAACTGCTCCAGGTACGTCCGGCAGAAGCCGTCGTCAAAGGATATGAGCTCCAGTCTCGGCATCGGTCAAGCGTTTAGACCGCGGCCTTCGTGGTGATCGCCTTGTTGGTGTCGTCGTGGACGTCCTCCATGACGGCGGCGACGGAAGCCATAGCGCCGGGCACGGTCATGGCGGCGATGTCGTCCGTGTAGTCGTCGGAGTAGATAACGCCCTTCTTGCCGGTGGCGGTTACCTTCACCTGGACGGCCTTACGGAAGTACACGTCGTAGGCGTCGTAAACGCCGTTCCTGATGAACTCCAGCTCGAAGCTGTTGCCGGCGTACACCTCGACGCAGCTGGTGTCCACGATGTACACCTCGCCGCTGCTCAGGCGGGCGGTCGGGTAAACCCTGATGCCACCGAGCAGGCTCCGGGCCTGGTCGAAAATGTAGTTGCCGTTCGCGTCCTTCAGGCCGCGGAGGATGGCGTACTCGCCCCAGGTAACGAACGCGGCATTGGCGTTGAATCCCTCCTTTGCGATCTGCATGGCGCCGTCGAAAATGACGTCCGCCAGGGTGGCGTCCTGGTAGGTGCCCAGGTGGCTGAACACGGTGTGCTGGGCGCTTCCAACCAGGCCGTAGATCTTGTTCGGGTAGGTAACGTCCACGCCTGCGCCGTTCACGATTTCGTTGTCGATCTTGTTCCAGATCATGCGGACGCCCTCGTTCGTGCAGTAGTTGTACAGCTGCTCGAACCAGTCGGTGAACTCGGTGCTGATGCGCATGGTGTGGGCGATCTTCGCAAACGCGCGGGTCTTTTCGGCGAAGGCGACGTCGCTCTTGTTGCTGGCGACGCTGGCGAGCTCTGCCACGTAGTCGGCGCCGTTCTGGGCGGTTGCCTCAATCCAGCCGAGCTTGTTCGCGGTGCGCGGGCGGATGCCGAACGCCAGCACGAACACGTTCGCCACGGGGGCTGCGCCGTGAATGGTCGGGTCCACGTCCACACCCAGGAACGTGTTGCTGGTCAGGGTGGTGCTGCCGGTGCCGATGTCGTAAACGGTCTTGAGCTCCAGCTTCACGTCGAAGCGGGAGGCCTTGCTCTCGAAAGCCTTCTGCAGTTCGGGTTTCTTTTCCTCCAGGGCGGCTCTGAAAGCTGCCTTGAAGTCCATGACGGCGGCGCCGTCCTTCATCTGCTTCCGCAGTTCCTCGATGGCCTTCTGCTGGTCCTTCGCGGTCTCGTCGAGCTTGCTGATGCTCTTTTCCTGGGCCTCGATCTTCTCGTCTTTGGCCTTCATTTCGGCGGCGACCTTCTCAGTCGCCTCCTTGACGATGTTCTCCTGCATCGTCTTGATCTCCTCAGGGGTCATGTCTTGATGTTGTTTAGGGTTGTTTTCTGCTTCTGTGTGTGTCGGGTCGGATTTCGCGCTCACGACCACCGCTTTCGGATTGGCGGCAATCGTAACCGGGCTCGCCTCGTAAATCGTGATCTCTTCGAGAACCCGAATGTCGTAGTCGTACCCGTTGCGCTTCTCGTAGTGGTACTTATCCGGGAGGTAGCCAATGGAAAATTCCTTCACCGCCCCGGTCCGGATTAGGATTGCTGCGTCGTTTCCCGCCGTCGTCGGCAGAATCTCCGCCTCAATCCACATTCCGTAGTCGTCCACGCCCTTGTCGGTGATCTTGCCGATGACCGTGGCCCGGTCGTGCTGCCAGCACAGGGCCATGCGGTCGGCGGTCTCGCTCGCCAGGAACTTGTCGCAAGCGCCGGGCAGGATAATGTCCCCCCAGCTGTCGATGTTCCCGAACGCCAGAACGTAGGCCTTCAGCTGGAGGGCCACTCCCTCCCCCTGGGCCTGCTGCTCTTTCACCTCGATGCGGGCGTCTCCATACTTGATTTGCAGCTCCTCCTGGGCGCTGCCCTTGATTTGGATGCGTTGCATTTACGTCCGTGCTTGGTTCATCGCAAAAGTATTAAAATTTTGGGGGGTGTTCACGAAATACCCTCTCGGTCTTTCCGATATTCGATTTTTTTTGTTTTCTTTGCGGTATGGAAGTACCAGATGCAGTTTTGAAAGCCGCGGCCGGCCTCGTCGCCATGTACGGCGAACGGTTCTCCCTGCTGGGCGAGCGGGAGGGCGTCTCCTATTATCTGTTCCTGATCCCGGAGGACGAGACAACCGGGTTCCCCTTTGTCTATTCCCTGGCGGACGGCCAGGCCCTGGAAATCTCCGGTTTCGAGGCCGTGGACCTCATGCGCTCATTTGGCGTTGAATAGCCCGGCCCAATGCACGTCGAATATCTTGTCGTCGATCCTCATAACCCCGTCCACCAGCCTGGGTTTTGAGGTGCCCCGCTTGTAAAGCTCCGCCACGTCCAGCCGGGCGCCCTTCGCTTTGTCGTACACCTGGGGCTCTATGTACACGAGCTTCCCGCTGGCCTCCCTCCGGAGAATCGTGGCGTGCCCGTTCACCTTCCCCCACCCTATCACGGTAAGGTAGTCGCCCTTTTCCTTGCACGCCTCCTCGAAGAACTCCGCGTAATGCTTCTTTGTCATGGTCTTGTAGCCCTTCTTTCCCAGCCATGACCGCATGTCCGTCGGCACGGCCCGCTTCCCGTCCGCCTTCATCCACATCGACCAGGCGTTGAACCCCTCGGCGGCTTTGTCGTTTATCGACCCGCTCCCCGCCACGCGGCCCTTCGCCGTTACGTCGAATCCCCGTTCCCGTAGCAGGAAGCTGTTGGCGCACGTAACGCAGTTCACCTCGTACTGTTTGTCGGTTCTCTTGTAGTCCGGGTTGATCCTCAGCCGCTCCCCGTCCGGGCCTATCAGCGTCCCCTCCGGGTCCTTTATGTACGGGTTCACGTAGTTCGGGTTCGCGTGCTGCTCGTCCGCTTTCGACAGGTCCATGGGCGCCCCCTTCTTGACGCCCAGCGCGTCCTCCAGGGCGAGGTCGTTCTCCGCTATCGCCC